GTTCGCAATTACGGATTATACTATGTTTAATAGTATTGAATCTTTTAAGTCTTTCTTTATCTTTTTCTTCTTCCGATACTGTTTTTAATTTCTTCTTTTCCTGTTCAATTAAATTGTCATATATTTCAATAATTCTAAGCCTTTCTTTTTCATTCTCTTCAATTGGAAGAATACACTCCGAATTTATATTAAAAGATACATCTCCTCCATAAGAAGAAAAATACATAACATGATATGTGTCGTCATTATTATCTTGAATTATAATGCCAGGCTCCGTGCGTAGTTTATCTCCATCAAAATCTGCTTTTCCATTAAAAGAATCATAAAGTACCTTATCCCCTACATGAAATTTCTTTTTCATTCGCTACACCTCTCTAATCTATCTTTTGCAATTTTGAAATAATTTTCATCAAGTTCGATTCCAATAAATTTTCTTTTCGTATTCATACACGCTACACCGCAAGTACCAGATCCCATACATGAATCGAGAATAATTTCTCCTTCGTTAGAATAAGTCTTTATTAATTCTTCAAGTAAAGCCATTGGCTTTTGAGTTGGATGAAGTGCAGATTTTTGTGTATCCTTTGGAAACTTCCATACTGAATTTGGATAACGTTCTGTAGAATCATATGACACAAAATTGTATTCTCCATAATCTGTCGTCATTTTAGAATCTTTGTGATGTTCTGCCTTACTAATTTTTCTGATATGTCCTGTCTTTTTTTGAGGATGATATGTTGGCAGCTTACCATAAAACACACAAATATCTTCATGATTCCTCAAAGGCATTTTATGTGCGTTTAAATGGCCTGTCGGTTGTGTTTTCTCCCAAATTATATTGTATCTCCACATTTTTTTATTACTCAGCATAAGATTGGCAGTAAACATCCCATTGCCAAAAAGTATAATAGCTGCGTTGTCTTTTGCAATACGTTTATATTGCCCCCATAATTTATCAAAAGGAATCGGAGAATCCCATTTATTCCTAGCCGTTTGTCCATAAGGCAAGTCTGTTATGATGCAGTCGACAAAACCATCCGGTATCTTTTTCATTAATTCTAAGCAGTCGCCTTTCCAAAGTTCATAGTCTTTATTTTCAAACATTTGCTCTACATCAGAAAGCTCCATGGATTTAATTGCAAACTTGCTTTATCCTTTCTGAGTATTTTTTAGAAAACCAATTTTCTTTTTTCTGTTACAGTTTCTACCGTATTGCTGTCCCATTCTTTGTTTTTCTTAAATGTTTTATTTTTAGGAGTCCATTGTAAGTAGTAATCACATTCATTTTTGTATCTATGGGCATTTGGATTCTGTCTGCAGTAATCACACCAATAACAAAGTGGGGTTGATTTTGGTTCCCATTTATGAGTTTTATTACATTCATCAATCTGGTCAAATATTTTTGTCATTTTACTAATAAGTCTTTTCTCCCATCCTTTTGTTAATGCTTGCTGCGTTTTATCAAGCAGAATAAAACGGTATTGAGATTCTATTGGTAATTTCCCAAAATCATTTAAAATAGCTAAAGCATAGATTCCAAATTGTAATGATGTAGCTAATTTAGATTTATCGTAGGATTTCTTTGATGTTTTATAATCGACTGTTCTGTATTCACCATCTTTTACATCAATCCGGTCAATAAAACCTCTAATAATGGCTCTGTTATCCCACACAAATTCAAAGTATCTTTCAAAGTATGTAGGGATCCATCCTTGACTTGTCTCAGTTTCCATTTCACTGTGCAATACAGTATTGAATACCTGCATTTTCTTTGCATAATTCATTCCGGACGCATCATCTGGTTCATACCATATATCGAAGTATTTTTTCTTCAATTTTGTTAAGCCGGGAATTTCTTCTCTGGTTTTTTTATCTATCTCAAATACACCGTTATTCAGAGTATCGTTTAATTTTTCATAATTTACTTCCAAACCATTTGCCAGAAGTTTTCCTTTTTGTTCTAAAATATAATGACACAAACTTCCAAGTTCTAAAGGAATGGAAGTGTCATTACTTCTCAACTTCAGGTTGTATTTTTTATTGAATTGATACGGGCAGTTGGTAAACACTTCCATCGAACTGTACGAATATACAGGAAGGTTTTCTCTGTCTTCATCTGTTACTGGCCGAACTTTGTCTTTTAGTAATTCTTCGTTCATATTTCCCCTCTATTTTCTTAAAACTCTATTTACTTCTTCCATTGTGATAGGTATTTTTTCATCCAATAATTCCAATAAAATTTCGCTTCCCATATCTGTAGGACTTTTTTTATAAGGTAATCTATCTTTTGTATCTAAACATAAGCTTACTTTACAATACGGAACTAATGGAGCAACTTTCTTAATAAGCTTGTTATAATATATCTCAGCTTCGTAACTGTCCGGTGCATGATATTCCCTGTCGAACCCTACAATAACCTCTTCTACCTGCAAATACTCCAATAACAACTTTTGTTGTGAAGCCGTAATATTGGAACCACATGTGGCAATAACGAATGACTCATTCCCAAAATAGGAATATGCTTGCATACAACCTTTTTCCGATTCCACCAACATTGCTTTTTTTATTCGTTTGATTTTATTTTGTGTGACATTGATTCCATAGAGGTTAGAACCTAAAGAATGTTTTAGAATATGTCCTTCGATGTTTAATGGAACATATTTTCCGATGTTATCAATATCTTCCTGATCAAGAAACCTTCCTCTGATACCAATAAGACGATTATCCTTATCTCGATGTGGAATAGTAATTTGATTTGTTAATCCGTAATATCCTATCTCATATCTACTTAATGCTTCTCTTGATATATGGTCATTGAGCCATTCTTCATGAGGATAATAACAGAATATATCTAATATGTTTTCATCAATCTCTGTTAATTTTGGTATTTCTCTTTTATTTTTTTTGAGGGATTTCAAACGGTTGATCCATTCAAAATCATCTATGAGTTGGTTATTTCTTGTATCTATTTCATCTGCAGAAATCACGGACAATTTTCCTGTTATCTGCCCTATATACTTTAATGCTCTGTACCATGTTATTGTTTTTCCTCTTGTCCGGTACGCACGGATTACTAACTCAACAATATTGAAAGAATCTCCATCCTGGGAAAAGCAATGAAAAGTACGTCCTTTATACTGGTCTGACGGTTCATGATAATAATAAAGCTTCCATGAATTATCAGGAGATGGTTGATTGTGGCAGATAGTTTGAAAGATGTAATTGCCGTTGCTATCTTCTTTCGGTTCAAGAGAACCAAGTTCCATGACTATTTTTTTTACATCCTCTTTGGTAAGAGAATTAAGAATTGCATCTTTGTCTAAATACATCTCTTTATCCTCCTACCAATTAAATTTTGTTTTTACTGTTTCATCGTCTTCTGATTCATCATCATCATCTGATTCTTCCTCTTCTGGAAATTCTGTATCAGGAATTTTGGAGATTAAAATTGAATGTTCTTTTATTTTTTCTTCGACCATTTCAACCTGAGTGAAATCAATGTCAATTAAGGAAAAATCATAATCTGTCACAAACAATGGGTTTTCTGTCATCGTCCCTAAATCTACATCAGTCCATACTATAATCCGGGTTAATTTACCTCTTCTAACTTTATAAATCCAATGGCACATATTAGGAACTGGTATTCCTATCATCTTATGTAAGACAGGTTCTATACGTTTTAATTCTGATTTTGTCGGCGGCATGGAAATAATACCGACATCTAATTTATTGGAAAGTGCTTTGCTGCCAGCGAGAAGATTTTGATCTTTATATGTAGCATTTTGAGCTTCACCATTTAATTGTGATGCTGTGAATATACACACATCTAACTGTTGAGCCACTGTTTTTAACTCTGTGATGAACACTAAGAGAAGCTGATGCTCTTTCAGACCCATACCGGATTTATTGTTGATTTCAGACATTAATCGAAGCGAAGTGTGAATATAGTCAAAGAAGAAATACCGTACAGCAAATTCTCTATTGTATTTTTTGATTAGGTTTACAATGTCTGCTATAGAAAAATCAGGGATATGGACAATATAGATTGGAGATGATTCTATGTATTCGATTGCTTTTTCTACCCTCTCTAATTCGCCTTTCTCATAATCTCCGTATAAAATATGGTCTTCATTCACTTTACTGACAGCTGCAATAAATAAGGTTTGAATCTCATCTACCTGCATCTCTGTTGTAAAATAAACGGCTGGTTCTGAGATACCTGTATATAGCCATTTATTCTCATATGTATCCCACACATAAGGTACTGCTATTTTACAAGCATCTCCAGCCAACATACGACTCTTTCCACCACCTTGTGGAGCGGATCGCATATACACACACCCTAACCTGAGTCCTCTTGCAATCGTATTCAATGCTGTATTGTTCAGTGGAAGTCCTACATCTGGTATCTCCATCAATTCATGAACCAAATCTAACATTCCATCCGCAGCTTGTACATTTGTACTGAGAGTATTCGTACAATATTTCATGTCTGGTTCGATTACAAAAGTGGACTCTACCATATCTACAATCTGCTTTTCTGTGTAGTTATCAAATTTAATCTGTTCTATCTCAGATTTTTTGCTATCTACAATGTTGCAGTCGTAAATGAATTTAGTATCTAATCCTTTCTCTTCAAAATAACGTAGAAGGGAATATTTCCTTACTCGATGGTAATTGTAATCATAGTTCTCTGTCATTGCGAAGTTTCGTGCATTGACTAAGTAATCCAGTCCTCTGTTATTTTGAAAAATCGAATATTGGTCTTTATAATTACTTAGGTAAGAGTCTATGCTAAACTCATCAATGACTTGGCAACCTTGTGTATGTAGGTTATATATAGCTACATACAATAATTCATAGAACTTTTCTGTATTGAAATCTGTTCTATCTAATGGCCGATCTATATCATCAAGAAGGGTAGGGTCTTGCAGTAGAGAACCAAATACAGCACAATAAGCTCTTATATCTACTAGATCTTCGTTTTTCATTATCATTCCTCCCTTCGTTTAATGTGCGTTAATTTGAAGTTATTTTTCTTTCTATTATTAATGTATCTTTTTGTACATTTGTCAAACAATTACATACATCGTCTTTTCTTATTTCTAAGTTTTGTTCGATTTTGTTATTTTTGTTATATCTTCCACGCAGAGCAGTACTGATCACAATGTAATTATCTTTATCAGCATTATTCACAAAAATTTTCACCAATCTTTCGAATTAGTACCAGAATTAATGTCCTCATATAATTTATCTAAAGCTTTTTCATATGCTCCAATACCTGAAAAGAAGCTGCTCACTTTTAGATTATCAAATAAGTATGGCATCGCTTTATATAATTCCAAAAATATGTAGTATAAAACATCAACGACAATGGAGTTTCCAGCTTGTTTATACAACTGACTGTTACTTATACCTGCTGTCTGCGCTTTATTAAAATCTTCATCTGTGAATGCTTGTAAACGAAAGCACTCTTTTGGAGTTAATTTACGAATCCTGTACCCTAAATTATGACCTGGAGCATTCAGTATTTCTTCATTTTCTTTCACTTTATATTCCCTCTATTATCCTTTACAACAATCATAGGTTGTCTGTTTCCTCCACCCATTGTATTTAATGTCGGTGAAAGACCTCTTATATCATATACACGTCCTTGATTTGGATTAGTTCTTGTCGAAATAGGAGTTACATTGCCTAATTGTATCACTTTATCTTTCATCCTTTTTTTTCCTTGCTTTTCAGAAAATGGATTTTCTAATTTGCCATTAACAATTAGATCTTCAATTAATTTTTGAGCCTTTGGAGTGTTAATATAGAATTTTTCGTCAACTTCATCTTCTAGTACATCTTTCAGTCGTTTTCCATTATCAAATCCTTCTGGGAAAACAAACTTACCATTATCAACGTCTTTTCTAATAGATATGATATAGACTCTTTCTCTGTTTTGTGGTACTCCGTAATCTTTTGCATTTAATACTTTCCAATAAGAGTTGTATCCGGCTTCATCCAAATCATTTAATATAGATTCAAATTCTTTTTTAAATCTTTTTCCAACTAAATTCTTCACATTTTCTATGATGGATATTTTGGGTTTCTTTTCTCGTAGAATTCTAATACCTTCATAATACAATCCGCTGCGAGTTGTATTACCTTCTTCATCTTTGAATCCTTTTTGCTTTCCTGAAATCGAAATATCCGTACATGGGAATCCCCATGTCATCATATCAAAGTCAGCAATTTTCGTTGGGTCTACTGTAGTAATATCTCCAAGATTTAGTTCTTCGCTTACGTTGTGAATTGCACAGTAGCTTTTAATAGCATACTTATCTAATTCACAAAAATTAACTAAAGTCCATTTCTTTTCGGAAGGAGTATCCTCGTACCCCCCCCGGTCAATTTTTATGTCACTCATTTTGTAAATTACAAAACGTGTACACGCATCTTAACCGGCTATTGTTTCTCCTTTTCTATGATGATCAGTGAGCTGTACACTCTCACTGTCGTTTTATTTTAAATACATGTATTTTAAATCAAAAAAATTTATAAACTAATCATCTTTGATAGATGTTATATCAATCAATTTTGTTTTTCTTACTTTCGGGTTGATATAGATTGTTTTTGTCTGATACATATTTGAAATATCTATCTGTTCTATATCTTCTTCTATATTTTTTATGTTTTTATAATATTTCTCGGCTTCCGAATAGTAATAGGGAATAATATATACCACATCTCCTTCAAGCTCTTTTTTGACGATTTCGTTCAAATAAACTAAGGTCTGGTACATACCTTGATAAGTGAAATTATATTTTTTTATCTGGTCGTTAGTTAAAGCATAAATCTTCGCAGGTAGTTGTTTTTCACCTGTTAGCTGACGTACATATTGATAAAATTTCTTTTTTTCTTTATATTCTTCTTCCGACATAGCATCTTTTAGTTCTGCTTTCGGTTTTTTGATAGATTCTTTTGAATCCTTCTTTTCTAATTTTTCGGTTTTATCAGTATGTATAGCTTTTAATGAAGCATTGAAACATCTTTGATGTGCGTATCTTTTTTTATAAGGGATAGCGACTTCATCAGCCGCTATCGGTTCTCCACAACACACACACTTTTTTAATCGTGCCATATTAAATTCCTAATTCATTCGCTTTATCTGTCAGTTCATCTAAAATAATGACGAGAGCATCAATCTGTTTTTTGGTACACTCAGATACTTTTCTTCCTGCACCTAACGTATTTTCAACAATTTCAGTCAGAGCATCCATCATATCCGCTTCAGCGAACTTCTGGCCAATCTCCTGCAGCTGGTCCATAACAGTGTCATAGTCTTTCTTTTCAATCGTATTACGGGCTTTTTGCTCATCGAAGGTTACGGCGGTAATTCCTTTTTCTTGCTCCATTCTTTCAATTCCAATATTAACCGCTTCTTCTAATGCTTCGGCTGACCATACTGGAAGATAAGTAGGAGTTGTATCAAATCTGGAACGAGCAAAAAATTCATCGGTCTCAGCAAGATAAGCGGAAGATGGAATCACTTTTTTATTTTCATCTACTCCGTTACTCTTTAAATAAATAACATAATCTACCCAATCACGAATCGGATCTACGCATCTCTTGTCACCTTTTGGCTGGATTTTTTCTTTATCTTTCTTCTGTTCATGGGCTATAAAGACAACAGTATAATTAGCAGATAACAGTAAATTTACTGTTTTGAAGAACTCTTTTTCGTACATCTGATACAGGTTGACTTTTCCTTGGCTATCACCTAATGTCAATGCTCCGTCACCATAAGTCGCTATACAAAAATCTTGGCAAAGCAAACTTGCTGCATACATTTCATCAATAATGATCGTGTCGTACAATTCTCTTGCTTCTTTTACGGTAGCTGGACTTGTAAACTGCTTTACAAGCTTTTTAAAAACACTCCATGTTGTAACACGCTCATACGGAACACCTGCTGTTGCATTCAGACCAGATTCAGCTGCAATAACAAATGGTTTGGACATCCTAACAGCTTGTGCAGTTTTTCCTAATGAATTAGATCCATAAATTAAGAAAGATTTTCCCTCTAAACCTTTTGCAATCGCAGTGATTTGCGGATTAAAAATATCAGCTATTGCCATTTTATCAATCTCCTTTTATTTTTCTTTAATGCTTTTTCTTGTATTTTTTGTATGAGACTGCACACTAATTGCTTAGTGTGACAGCCTCGATTTATGTTAAAACCCTAATGTTCTGCCATGAGCAGCACCACTTGGTTTTGTTGTAGTTGAGTTGTTACGTTTTTCTTCTATACGATTTTTTCTTTCCTGAATAGCTGCATTAATAACGTCACTTACATATGGTTTAATCGCATCGTCTTCTTCATATGGAGCAGAAGCACCTGTGATGACCAAATCATTTTTATATG